CCTCTATTGCTGGTGTTCAACCTTCCAATATCGCGTGGACTTTCTTACAGGATAATTGGCGCAGTTTTACTGCGTTAGGTTGTGAATTGTATGCGTTATCATTGGTTTCAGATGCCGCTAAGCCTCGGTACCTCTTGGCTCGTGCATCGAGCTTTGCATTTTATGCTGGTCCTGATTTGCCAGGGCTACAGTTGATGATGCTTAAAGTTTTGGCAATTCCGGCTGTCGTGGAGTTGGTTGGATTGTTTCGCCACGTTGTTGGTACCCCGGATAACCCGGTTGGTCCTGATGGTGTGGTGTCGTTTGATCAACAAAGTCTTATATCTGAGGTTTTGCGCATGACTGCTGCATCCTCGATGTCACCTGGATCTGCAGTTCATGCTATCGTTGCTATTAGCGCTGCTGCTTATGCGGTTTTCGCTAGTAAATCTATGGCAGATTTTAATTTTTCTGTTGTGATTTCTGCAGTCACTGGTCTAGTGTTGAAGTTGCCCAAGGTTGATACACCTGAGGAGGTTGTAGCCGTGCTTTTGCGTAGTTTACCCACCGTCATTGGTGCTGTTACAACAGCCATAGAGATGCGCTCGTTGATGCCGTTGTTGACGGGTGGTGATTCCACTTTTATGCGAGTTGTGGCCGTTCAGACGGCTTTTGATTTGCATAAGATAGGCAAATACGATCCAATGTTGTTCGCTGATGAGAAGGCTTTCCGCACTGCTGTTGAAGACGTTTGTACCGAGGTTGAGCCTTTGGTTAAACGTGGTAATTTGCAAGCTATGCGTGATTGGAGGTCCTTGTGTACGATACGTACTTACATGCGAGCTGCTAATTTGGGTAAGTTTAAAGCTGCACCGTTTTGCTTTGCGTTGGTTGGCGCTTCCGGAGTTGGAAAAACTGACTTGTTGTACAAGGCTATGCATGGCTTGGCGTGGATCATTTTGGCGAAACTTTGAGACAAGAGCAAATTTACACCAAGCAGCCTACTGATAAGCATTGGTCTGGGTACTCTGATCGAGCGGATTTTTGTGTGTTCGACGATATGTCTAACGCTAAATCATCTGCTGGAACTCCAGTGCCTAACCCTACGGATCCGTTAATTTATACGGTTAATAACATTACTTCGCAGTTGCCTATGGCGGATTTGGAAAGTAAAGGTCGCGTTACTTTTTCTTCTAAATTTGTTGCTGTCACGTCAAATATTGTTGACTTGAAGGCAAATATGTTTTCGGAGTGTCCAGAGTCTGTTTTGCGCCGTTTTAATGTGGTGATTGAGCCTATAGTTCGCCCGGAGTTTCGTAAAGGTGCTTCCCTCGCGATTGATAAGGCAAAGATACCTCCCAAGGACGTGTGCGAAGTTCCGAACACCCATTCGTTTAGATTATTTTATTGGGAGAAGAATGAGGATTCTTTACCAGGAGTAGTTGCGAAGGTTTATTTGGATTTTCCCGAGGAAGCCGGAATTTTGGAGCTTATTGAACTTTTGGTTCAGCTTTCTCGCCTCCATTTTGCAAATCAGGACGGTCTGGTGAAAGCGCACTCGTTGGCTAGTTTTAAGCCTGATGATATTCGTAGATTTCGCCAGCAAAACCACGCATATGCCAACAGGGCGGCGCCTGTTGTGGGTCCAGCGCAGCCTATCCAGCTAGTCCGTGAAGACTATGGTCAGG